CTTTTCATTAACATCAATACTTTCAGTAGTATAGTAAGTTTCATTCGTCATTTATATAATCATCATATTTTTTTTTTACTGCCCTCAATCCTTTTTGATCATCTAAACTCATCCATAATTTAACTCTATCTTCAAGAATTTGTTTCTCTCTAAAAAAATTTGAACTGACTTCAATTGTATAATTCATTATAGATTGAGTATCATTTGAATGGTCTAATCCTAAAGCATGTAGTAGTTCGTGTAACAATACATTGTATAGAGTTGTATTACTATCAAGAAGTTTTTGAGATATAAATATATCCTGATCACTAATCTCATTATCTTGCGATAATACCGTAAAACCATAACCATCATACTTTTTTTCAGGATATGAACATATACTATTAACAGAATTAAATTTATGGTCATATTTTTCATCTTTAATAGATATATTGATTATATTATGAGAATTTATGTGATTAACTGCATCTATTGTTGTATCCAATAATTTATCTTCAATACCACAACAGGTGTGTAGTTCATATGGATTTGAAGTGAGGTTATAGAAATCAAATGTATTGAATGAGAATATTGTAGGCAATAAAGAGAGAAACAAAATCAGTTTCATATTTATATATTATTGATATTATTTTCTTCTTGCTTTTTTGCTTCCTCTTCTGATTTCTTTCTTGCTCTACATTCTCTGTTTATTTTATTTTTCCTCTCTCTGTATTCAGGATCTTCCCTTCTCTTTGCCTCATATTCTCTTTCATATTTATTTACTTGTTCTTTGTTTTTTTCTCTCCATTCGTTTTTTGATTTTCTTTTATTATCTCTGTATTCAGGATCTTTCATTTTATCTCTATTTTTTTTATTTTCATTTTCACAACTTGTTTTATGATTACTTTTCCTATTTCTAAAATTAGTGCCTGAACCAACATATATCTCTTTAATATCGGGGTTTTTGCAACATAACTTATAAATTAATCCTTTTCTATAATCCACTTTTCCTCTCGGCATCTTATACTGTATTATTATATCTCATTATGTTTAATTCAATTTTCTTAATAATTAGCATTTATTCCCTAATGCTGCTCTTCCTGCTTTATATACATTTTTTGCTCTAATTCTATCTCTCCTTTGTTTTGCTTTAAGATAACTTTTGCTTGTGGAGGGGGTTCTTGTCGGTATTCTAAATTTTTTTATTGCCGCCAACGCCTCTTCCCTTGTTGCGAATACTCTTTGCTGTAGTGCTTTTTGAATTGGGTCACATCTTAAATGAAACCCATCAGTCATTTCCATTAGACTTAAAACCATGATTTATATATTATAATAACATATTTTATTTACAATATATAAAAGTATTTTGGGTCATCTTCGTATTTTATATAACTATTCCAATAGAGTAACTATACCGTTTGAGATATTCAATAACCTATGAATAGTTATCCAAATTCTAACCGTACGACTGGTATTGTTATCAGGTGCTAATACCGTTCCCCTTTCTGTGTAAATTACAGGTTGGTTGCTAAGAAGTTTGCCTTGCGAATAAACATTTTCAAGTTTTAATGCTATCCAATTTTGACTGCCAGAATCAAGAGTTTGTGAATAGGTTTGAAATAAACGATCTGAAAAACCAGATGATAATAACGACATTACACCAGCAACATCAACTTGATTTTTGTAGGTATATAAATAATTATTAATCATAAGGGGAGTGCCTTCAACTGCGGAGGTTTCCTGAAACTGTAGTGCTGTGTTTTCTAAATCCATACCATACACATTTTGACTATCGACCTTGTAATTGTATTGCATACCTCCCTTTAATGCCATCGAGTTGTAGTTTCCGTAATGTGCTGTAAGACCTGATTGCTGGTGCTGAATAATAAGGTTTCTTACTTTGCGTCCTCCAACCTGTATTTGTAATTCATTTACAAATTCACCAGTCGTGTAGGTAAGGTAATTGGTTTGGTGAATTAATTCGTTAAATGGAATATCATATCCGCCTCTTTCGAGTATATCTTCGCTAATCTCTGCCATCATAGATGGAAAGAAAAGATAATCCGCCATAATAAAAAATGTATCTTCAACAATTTCGCTAACACAGTCTGTTGCTGTAATGGGAACACCACCAGAATCAATCTGTGGGACTACGAATGCTTCGTCTGCGACTGGATCGGAAAATTCAATAGTTAAACTAACCTCTTCACGCATGGCGAATAGAGGCAATTGAAGATTTTTCAAAAATGGAATTAACTGTGATAGTCCAATAGAAAAAGTTGGAGTTGTTTTAGCATCATCGGTGATAATGCGTTTTGGTGCTTCATTAATATCTGCTGCTGATGCTGACTGTTGTCCTGTTGGAATTGTATCAAGAACGGTAGAATATTCAGAACCAACACGACCAAGAACACCGTATGGTTCAGTATATCCTCTTGCTCGAATAGAAGTCGCACTTGGTGCTGCCTCGATACTACGAGCGGTAGAACCCATAATAACATCATTACCAGATTGTTTCGGAATAGCAATTCCAGTCCTATATTCATTACTAAAATGAAGACGCTTCCAACATGCGTAATGTCCTAATGATTGTAAATCACTTATACGGCGACCGCCAATTTCTAAGTATGCTCGTTTAATAAGAGATAAACAACCTACAGAAGTGGGATAAAATGCGTTTAGAGGATTTCCAGGACCTCCAGGTTGTTTTACAGTTGCACTTATTTGAAGTTGTGAATTGGAATCAAGAACACCTTTACGGTCAAAAACAAATCTTGCACTTTTTTGTGAAAACACAACAGGAAATAAAAGGTCGGTATTCACATCGCTATGAACTTCAGGTCGTTCAATCACTTTAGTCTGTAAAACAGATGGTAGTTTCATTCCACTCATTTTTTCTTATATAATATACAAAGATATAAAAAAATTGTTTATGAAATTATTTGAACACCTCCATTTTGGAATACTGCCGTGCATTTGTGCTTAACAAATAAGAAAATAGAATGAGGACGGAGAGAAACGCCAGGGACTGGAATGGATTGAATTCTAAGACCAAAAGGAGACCCTCGAAAGTCAAATCCATTATAGGTTATTTTATCAAATCCAACACCCATATTAAATTGACCTCTTTTGTCTTCATCTACAATACTATAGCGGGAGCGGTCAAATCTTGCAGGATCATCATTAGTTAATGGGTATGATAATTCGGTCTTTAGGGATTTCTCGAAATTATAAATGCTCCATCCATCACGGATAATATTCAATTCTTCCCAGACCTTCACAGAGTCAGCAGTTCCATTAATTTGAGTAATTTCACTATCTAACTCGAAATCAAGGGGAATTCTAACACCTCCACGAGTGAATGTATAACTTCTAATGGGGACTTTATTTTCTAACATTCCATTTCCATTTTCGTATAACAATTGCATGGTTTGTGAAGAGTTATAATGATAATTATTCAACCATTCGCTGGGTATCATATTAGCAATAACAGATAGAGTTCTTCCAGTATTAATATTTAGGGTTAGTCCATAATCATTAGAATTCAAAACGGAATAGAATGAAGTGTAGGTGTTATATTCCAAAACACCATTTTGATTTGCGACCATCGCCTCTTGTGCCTGACGAGGTGGGACTTCAGTTTCAAAAGAACATATCATATTACTTAACTCATAGTATGCCCCACCATTCGCCATACCTGCTGTAGATGCGTTGTTTCTAAAGTAGTTGTTATGAACAACATAATTGGATGGTGCGAGTGTTATAACAATTCTTAATCCCTTTACTAATTGCATATCAATAGGATTACCTTGTAGAAATCCATCAAGAAGAGGAAGAGAGAAATCAAATGGTTTATCTACCTTTTTAGCGGTAGAAACATCTTTAGAAAGACCACCATAAAATGTATCACAACCATTCAAGTATCCTTGGATGCTTTCATTTAATGGAATAAGAGAAGCACACATACGATTATAAGACTTGATGGTAGAGTATGTAGCACCTTGTAGATTTTGAATACTTAATGTTTCAATAATAGAAGACACACCAGTCCTACCATCAATCATAATATCATCACTTGGTGCATCTTCAAAAAACTCAGTAGCATTAGAAGGTTCTGAACCGTCGCCTTGTTTGAGACAAAATGTTCCGTTAATACGGAGAGATTTACCGTTCATAATTTTAGCAACTTGGGGAATTTCGAAAATAATCTGGGCAAGACCATTTCTATCAGAGAAAATTCCATCACCGAGATTTGTCGGCAAAACTTGAATATATTGACGAACACTCATTTATACTATATATAAATAATATATTTTTTTATGGTTCAATAAATTTACCAGATGAATTCACAACCAGACGGCGAAGTCCTCCTACATAATTAACCATCAATTTATTCATTTGCGGATTATCATAATCAATACGAAGAGAAATATTACCATCAGCGGCAAGATTGTAAATAGTTCCATATCTTGCTAAAGCACGGGCAATAAAAAAGTTAGTATCCTGATGGTCAAGTTGCTTTACCATGATTTTACAACTACCTAATGCCTTTTCACATTCGAATAGAGCAACTTGTTCAGTTTTTGCAGGTGTTTGTGAAAGAAGTCCTAAATTAACTCTACGAGTAGGTTGTAGTTTATTAGCAACCAAATAGTTATAAGATGATGCTGTGTCAATTACAGGATTCAAATTGTTATAAGAAACACTTGGTGCTACATTATTTTGAAGAGGGACGGAGAGAATAGCAGTTGCTCTGTGATTTGTTGCCGGAATATTGATTTGGACGACACGCTCACTTGCGTTAATATTATTACGATATGTATCAAAAGTCATATAATCTAATTTCATTCCCTCATCACTTTGAGATTGCTTTACAAGTGCTTCACTATAAGATGCGGGTGGAGAAGCAGTCTTTACAACAAATTCAACATCGTTAATTTCAATAGTAGGAGTAGTTTCAAACACTTCACTTGCCTTTACAAAACATGAGTTAGATTTTCTGTCAGGATTTTTATCACTCCCATTTGCTTTATTTCCAGCACCTCCAACAAAATCTGCTCCATCTGCCCCAGTACCATCAAGACCAACTTTAACAAAGCATACACCTCCAGCATTTTCACCAGCATTCACTTGAATTCCAGTAATTTTCCCTAAATCTTTTAATACAGTAGCACCGTCAGTATTATCAAAACCATATAGATTTTTTCCTACGACAAGATTAGCAGACCCTACACCCTGATTTTTAACAATTGATGTGCCATTTTGAAGGGGTTCTGCACCAAGGATAGGGAAAAAATTATTTGTGTCATCATCTGTTAATTGATCAAATCCAGGGTTCTTTTCGCAATACAAATAAACTTCCGTTAGAGGTGCAGCGTTCATCGGTTCAGGTTTAATAATACCAAACCTACAACTGTCTCCGTCGCCAAGTGTTGATAGAGGGTTTCCAGTATCATCACAAATTCCTTCAGCAGTCCATAAGGACAGACACTCAGCGGCAGTTGCGAAATCGATTTCTACACGCAAACCCCCAACAATAAATGATGGAAACATTTTTGAACTTAGACTTCCAAGAACACCAGAATAAAGACGAAGTGCTACAACACATTCAACCGCTCTATCAGCAATTGATACATTTGTGGAGTATGTAGCATCGCTTCCTGTGGGCATCGAAACAAAGAGTTGTGATTGGTCGCAGTTTCTCGCAGGAAGGTTATCGTATTCCAAACCATCGAATGTTCGAGAACCTGGTTCAAGAAGTTCAGTCAAACCGCGGCGATTACGGATACTCCTGTTTTCACTATAAATATGAAGAAGTTGTGATAAGGTGTTGTAATCCTGCAGGTTCTCTAATAGTAAATTCGTTTGATCATCATAGATGCGAAGGTTTCTAATTAACGAATGCACACCAGATTTCTTAGAAAAAGTAAGTAGTGCTGGTGCATTTTTTATCCTTACTTTAAATTTAAGATAAGACTGTCTGCTGTCAATATTAGACATGAAACTCGGAATCTGGAATCTAACGGTGTCCCCATCTGCGTAGGATTGCTGACGCATACTTGGTGCTATTACGCTCTTTGAAGGTATTGTCATATTGTATTGCGAACTAACAAACTGACTCATTTTATATTATAACAATATATTATTTTTTTGAAGAATAGATTTTCCTTTAGATACATGGACGGCAATACTTCGAATTAGGATTATTCAAATACTTTTTATGCTTCTTTGTTTTCTTGTGGTCTCCTTTACTATTTCTTTGATATGTCCCCCCGCACGGGCATGTGTTATGTCTTTTTATCCTCTGTTCATTATCTTTAAGATATTTCTTGTTATATTCACTTATCTCTTTACTTCTCTCCTTTCTTTTTTCGAGTATAACTTCCCTATTCTCTTGATAATAATTCGCTTTTTGTTTTGATATATCTTCTTTATGTTCTTCATTATAATTCTTGTTATATATCTTCATCTCTTCCTTATGGTCTTCTCTCCATTTCTTGTTTGCTTCACTTAAATATTGTTTATTTTCTTCTCTCCACTCTTTTTCAGTCCTACCCGGGATTTTTTTATTGACACAATCATTCGCTCTTATGGTTTCAC